TCCACTCATCGCATCCCCTGAAACTTGCTCCGCACGTACCTCAAAGTCGGCTCCGGTAGTGCCAGGCTCATCCTCATGCCATTCTCCAGCGGAAAAAGTAGGTGTGACTACAAGAGAACCAAACCCTGCACCGAGGGCATGGCCATCAGCCTCAAGTCTGTAGGCGGCAACTACTGTGACCCCCGTCATCTCCACTTCGTGAGCTATTAACTGAATGCCCCCAGTATTTAGACCGCCAACGACCGAACGTAAGATAGCGAGGTTGTTCATTACGATTCCAGATCCCCGCTGAGGAAGTAGACCGTGCTGGTCTCCCGCCACAGAACGGCCATGCCGCCCGAGGAGACAGCGAGGTCCCCGCTTGCAGAGTTGACCGTTACCCCGGAACCGGCAATGGTTACCTTGGCCGACCCACTGTTGACGATCAAGATGCCACTGTCGTCCTGGCCAGTGCCCGATCCTATCGTCCAGGTATGGCCACCTGCTCCGGTGTAGTACCTGACTGCATTAAAGTCAGCATCCAAGAAGGTGTGAGCGTTGGAATCATCGGTGGCAGGAATGTTCAGATCTTGCTGCGCCATCTTCTTGACCGCCGTGCCGTCATTGATCACCCAATCATCCGCAGCTGCGACCTTCCCATCGAGAGCTGCCATACCCTCGATATCAAGGTTGAACGTACGGTTAGCTGCGAGAGTGCCTCCACCCGACAAGCCAACACCTGCCGTAAACGTAACCGCTGCGTGATCGACGTTCCGTGTGTTTGAGGTATCCAGTGCGACATCATCTGCGTTGACTGTTATTCCTGTGCCCGCGCCAACATCAAGAGTTCGAGTTGCCTCGATCGTACCGCCACCCGTCAGGCCCGCACCCGCTGTGATGTTTACGCCTGAGTGAGCGACGTTCATCTCATTCGCTGCGTCCAATTCAATGTCATCAGCGTTGGCCGTAATGCCTGTCCCCCCAATGACATTGAAGGTCCTGTCTGCGGAAAGATCCCCCCCGCCGGTCATGCCCGACCCTGCGGTCAAATCCCGTGTATCAGGGGTGATTTCAAGATTGGTCTGCGCACCACCAAGTGTGGTAGCTCCTGTTCCTCCTTGAGAGATCAGAACCGGGAAGGATATGCTGGTAGCGGACACTGCGTTGACCACATTAGTGGAGTCGCAGTAGAAGATGACCGTATCCCCCTGCTCTACTTGAGGAGGCGACCCCTGCCCAGCAGTAGCAATCTCCAGAGTGAATGCACCACTCGTCTGATTGTCCACCCAGTACTGCTGCGTAGTGGTCGGAACGACGACCGTCCGATTACCTGTGAGTACCCCCGTAAAGCGGTAAGAGATTCGATTGAGGTTCGCTCCCGAGAGGACGAAATCACCTGAACCTGGGATGGCAACCGAAACGAAGTCGAACGCAATGATGGACCCTGTGCTCAGTCCGACGGTAAAGAAGTTCGTCCCATCCGTGAAGATGAATGTCGAGACCTCAGGGTCGAGGTTGATGCTCGCCACACCATCGATCAGCCCCGCAGCGGGCAGTACATTGAGTGTTCCCGAACCGGAGTTCCGCAACATGAACCACCAGTCATTCCCCAACGTCGCAGCGGCAGTGAGATTGCACGTCCCTGCACCAGCGGTATAGATCAAGCACTTCGCACGATCACCATCGATCACAGTAAAGGGTGTTCCCGCTTCAACATCGGAGTCGATCTTCTGGTTCAGCGTAGTCGAGACAGCCTTCAGTCCAGCACCTGCCAGTGCGGATGCAGAAGCAACTGAAACTGATGCGCCCAGCTGGAAGGTTGTCCATGTCCCCGCCACTGTGGTGTTGTCTGTCAGGACGATGACCCACTGCTCACCTGGTGCAACTGACTGGATCGTCCCCCCTACATTGTCGCGCACCGTGTACGAGTTCGAACCAATGTTGTTGAACGTAGCCTTGTTCCCCTCCCCCGTCTGAGAGGCAGAGGGCATATCCACATTGAGCGAACCTGCCGTGGCATCCATGTCCATGAAGTCAGAGACCACATTCACACCACCAACTTGCTGCTCCCTGCTCCACTGCAATGTGATATCGACAGAGAAAGTGATCTGGTTGTAACTGAGTTGCGACGGGAAGATCAGTTCGCCGCCAAAGACATCAGTGAATGCCATCAGACACCCTCCCTTGTAACTTGCCGATCGATGATTCGTTTGATGTCCTGCTGCTCGAGGATCGCGACGTCGCGGTCGTAGATCCCCTGCCAGACTTGAATCCGCTCATCATTCTTAAGGAACGGAGTAGCCTGCAGAAGACAACCATGCAACAGAGCATTGGGCGCAAAGTCCGTTGTCCAGTTTGTCTGGTTGGAATTATCCAACAACGGAGGCAACTCCCAAAGACTCACCTCGAACGGATACGCGAAGTCCGCTGAAGGTGCTATCAACCAATTGAAGTAGTCGTAGTCCGCATAGAACTTCGGCTGATCCATCAGGTCCTCGTCAGGCCAGTAACGCCTCACGTACTCATAGGACCGTGCGAACAAAGGGGTACGTATCTGTGTAGCCCCAACCCCGAAGTTGATCGAGATCGTAGCGCGCCACCGGTCAGGCTTGGGGATCACTGACTGACCTACGGTCATCGTATCCGTCACGACCTTCACGAAGCCTAAGATCTTCAATGAGTTCGCAAGCTGTCGCTCAGCCAGGTTGATCAATCGAGGCAGCTGGTCAAACACCGTGGGGTCCACAGCCGTCCCCCGTTCCAGGTAGGTACGCATGTCCGTCTGGAGCGAGTTGAAAGTCAGTACCTCGGCCATCTACTTATCCCTGTGGTTCTGATCCGGTGTCGGGTTTTGCCTCGACTGTCGTCCCTGCTTCTCCAGCCGCAGATACCTGTTCCGGCTCCGTTTCCGGCTCGCTCTCGGTGGTGGGTTCTTCTTCAACGGGCTCCTCCTCTACGACCTGTGCCTCTCCTCGCAGCGCTGCCCACTCGGCACGGGTTGGCTTGCGCCCGCCATCTGCCAGCGACTGAATGAGGTCTGCAAAATAGGTGGGGGTTTCACCTCGGTCCACTAGCGCACCTAAGATGCCTAGCAACTCGGAGGCATCCTTGAAATTGACACTGCTCCCCCCACTCAGGGCGGGGTTGTTGAGCATGGTGCTGAAGTTGTTGATGGTGTCTGATAACTCACTCATGTGGCGGCTCCTAATTTATCGGTCTTGTCTTTCGACCCCTTAGAGGAGCCGAACCAGAAATTCATGATCTGAACCATCGAGGCAGTGATCACACCAATCAAGATGCTCAGTTGGCCCTTGGCCCAATCGTCCAAGGTGGTGAAGAAGTCACCCGTGAAGAACATGTACAACAGCCAGAAGTAGCCACCGATGAAGAGCACGGACAGTGCGACCTGCGGCCAGATGCCCATGGTCTTAGCCATTGTTCGAGCGCTCCCTCGATCCTCTACGTCAAGCTTGTAGACATCGACTCCCAGCTCAGCCATGTCCTTCTCATACTGCATCTCAGCGGTCTTCAGCTTGACTAAGGCATCCGGATTGTTCTGGAGCACATCAACGGCGTCACGCTCAGTGGTCACACCTAGCGCTCCAAGAATCATCTTCATAGCACCCCCCGCAATAGGGCTCCCCAAAGCAGTTGCTAGGGTCGGTGCAACAACGCCAACGATTCCCTTGAGTGTATCGAGCAAACCCTTCTTAGCCATGATCACCTCCGAGGACCCACGTCTTGTTCCATTCCCACACGATAAAATTGACTTCAAAGTCAATATGTCGTCCGTCGGGTGTCTTCGTGTACATCACCGAGAACCCGATGCCCAGCAAGCACAGTGAGAGCAGCTCGATGGGGTTGTTGAGTTTAATGTCCATGTGCGTTCTCCCAGTTTTCGATGTACTCCTCTGCCGTCCCTGCACCCAGGGGGGTGTTGTAGTACTCCTTCCAATACTCCGCTTGTGCAGGGTAGTCCCCCGCAGGAGGCATTGCTTCTGGAACCCTCCGGTAGTGGACTCGACACATCGCAGCTGCAAAAGCGAGGTGCCAGACCATCTGCACTGGGGTAGCGTGCTCGGCAGCACCCACTCCAGCGATCGACTGAACACTCTTCGAGATGCTCGGCCTGAACGCGAGGTAGTTGATCCAGATGTCCTTGAACGTAGCAGGCTCCATCTGGAACACACCTAACGCAGGCCCTCCACCGAGCTGTACCAGATAGGTCAGGCGGGACTCCTGGATGGCGGTCCCCAGCAACAACTCAGATGCTGCTACTGAGTACATCGACATCTCCTCGAGCACAGGGTCGATGATGTACTCCCGAAACTGACCAACGTCGATCACTTCCTAGCGCCCCTTGGTTGCTTCGAACGATTGGGGCGCTTGTTCGGTGGAGATATCTTGGGTGATTCAGCTTCCTTCGCACTGACAATAACTAACTCTCCTCTCGCCACCGCAGCTAGGATGTTTTGCAGCATTGACAGTGCCCCTGCCACACCCAAGGGGACCTTCAAGTCTTTATCAGACAACAGTTCCGAACCGGCAGCTGCCGCTACTTGTATCTGCTGAGGGCCAATCTGAACCTGTTGCTGCTGAACTGGCTCAGAGGGTTGTTCCTTCTCCTCAGTCTTACCGTTTTCTTCATCAGTCATTTTCTAGTTCTCCTATGGAAACATCGTCACTACGTAAGAATTTGTGTTAGTCATCATCGTGGCTGTCATGAGAGACCGATCCCCCAAATCCACCATTCGGTATCGCTGTAGTGGTAAGCAGTAACTATCCCACCCTCAGCCAACGTGCGCGTGCCGGTAGATGGTGTACCAGACCCTTCGAGCCACCGAAGCGTGCCAGCAGCTGCAATCGTATGAGCCCCTGTACCATTCTCGTTAGTCATCAGGATGATCGCTCCCACCGGAGGGATCGCCCCTGTCGTTCCACTAGGCAGCGTGTAGAGAACTGCTCCAGTATTGTCCCGGTGAAGCATCTGAGAGACGTGCGTCTCATTCAACGTAGTGTCGGTGTCGAGTTCGATCACAGGCGTCAGGTTGAACCCAACGTCGACCATATCGCCTTGGTGATTCTTGACCCTCATCCCTGAGGTCTGGTAATCCGTATTGTGCAGCTGGGTATCTGCTTCGATTATGCCG